GGACCAATTGCCTCTTTCTCTGGAGCTTCAAAGACAGGTATTCCATATTCATCAATGAAACCTTCATAATTCCACTCCATTGGTATAAAAAAAGAGTAAAGGCCCGAATTAGTTTGGCCATTTCTATTTCGTTTGGTAACATCTGAATTATAATATAGTTTTTTAAAATTATCACCTCCCTTGTCTAACGCATTACACGTTGATCCCATCATACACTTTCCTATAATTCTACTACCAAGTCTTAACGTTGTTTTCGTGACCCTCCAGTTGTTGAGGATGTTGTCTGGCCTTTCCCATTTCCCTGATTCATCGTGGACGAGGAGTTTGAGTTTTTCCCCATCGTACGAGTTGTCTCCAGTGTTTTTCCAATCGATTGTGGTGTCCAACCCTGTGAGTTCTTCTGGCTGGTCACTGGAGGCGGTGGTAAGTTTACGCCTGGTAAGTTTAGATGCGGGTACTCTGTACGCCAGTTCCGTCTTGGGTCTATCCATTCCATCTTGAATCGGTTTGAAGAAGAAAGGATAATTGACCGAAATCGGGACAACTTTATCCGTGAACATCTTTTTCGCATCGGAACCAGATTTGGACAAAATCCCGTAGCGTGCGTCGGAAGATATTGTGGCAAGGTTAACTGTTTCCCCCGATGCCATAAAAGAAAAGCCTGAGCGTCTGTTCTTGAGATAGCACATGCCATAAGCTCTTTCGTCTGCTTTGCACGCTTCCCAAAAAATATAGAATAATCTATTGGCTTCTCTATAGTCAGGGTGTCCGACATCAATCTTTGACCATTGGAGGTACATGTAATGAGTACCAGTAATATAAGTAGGGATACCTTTATTATAAAACCAGAAACCTTGTTCTCTTTTAGTAAACTCATCCTCTATATAGTCAATATATTTATTTTTAAAATCATCAGGATAATCTCTCCAATCAAATATTGTTTTTATCCTGTTAAGTTCTTTTGGGTATGGTGTTACCTCCCATTTATTACCTTTAAATTTTGTTACTTTAGTTGGTTGCTTTGGTAAAGCTATTTTTAAATTTTGTATTTCAATAATATCACCAATTTGCCCAGTCTTACTTATAACTACAATATCATTTTCTTTATTGTAACCATATTTCCACTTTTTACTTTTGTTAAGTCGCTTAAGTGTATTTATTTTAACTGGCTTAACAATTTTATATAATGTTTGTTCGTACATTATTTAGATCGTTTTTCTGCAAAACCACCAAAAGCCTTTGGTTTACTCTCTTCTTTTACTTTCCCATCTAGCATATTCTTTTCTTCTTCAATGCGGTTTAGTATTTCAAAAGCATCAAATATAGCTAGCTTTTTAGTTGCTGCAGCATTTTTAAGTCTGTCAGCTGATACATCTTCGTCTGTATCTACAATTTCTTCTTTTGCAACTTTAATTAACTCATCAACCGCTTTATACCCAGCTTGGATTATACTCTTCTTCTTGTCCTTGATATTCATATTTAACTGTAATAAATTTACTTAAAACACGATATAATCTCTTACCTTCAATAATAAACTCATATTCACTATCAGGTTTAAATCCAACTAAGTCATTAACACTAACGTCTTCTATTGAGTTATCATGGTATTTTAATATACCAACGCATGGCTGTTCTTTTGCAAAACTATATTTATCATTTGATTTTATAGGTTGCACGAAACAATATCCACTAGGTGCTATCCAATTTTTATTTCTTTTATATAAAAATATCTGGTCTTGTCTAACGGCGTATTTATTATCACCTAAAAAACTTTTACTGTTTTTTTCAACACCTCTTACATCATACCATCTTCTAAAAACATTATGATGTATAATAACGGTATCACCTGGTTTGATATCAGTTTTTAATAAAGTTGGTGTACTTAATACTTTAGCTTCTCTATTAACAAATTTATGTTGAGACATATCAGTATTAAGTATCAACTCTTTATCTCCAACTTTTTTTTTATTGTTATATCTTTCACCTACTGGTTCAATAATAAAATCGTATAAACTACGCATCAGTATTCAAGATTATATTCTACTGATATAGCCATGTTTTTATTAAAATCTTTCCAAGGAATAACATCATTGGCTTTTTTTATAAAAACGCTATACTTCTCCTCTCTCTCTAATATATCACAAATGACGTGGCCTCCGTAGACCTCTTGGCCTACAGAGTAATGCATTGCGTCATTTTTATAATCTTTTCCTATACTAATTTTCCTTATTAGCTTCATCTTCCACGCTTTCAGGAAGTGGTGCAATAGTTCCGTCTTGTATACTAATACTTACTTTACCATACTCCTCTTCTAGTTTATTTTGAAACTCAGATAATTCAGTTTGCATATTCGCGATAGCGTGCAATAAGCTGTGTTTCTGAGACTCTAATCCACCAAGTTGTAATTGTGCTTGGTTAATTTTATTAACGTGACCTTGGAGCTCTGTTAACTGCTCTTCAGATATTTTTTCCACTTTTATGTCTTCTACTTTTTTATTCATAATTAATTAAATTAAATTGTTAAAAATTTACAATAATATTATTACATACAATATAATAATATTAACTTGCTATTGTCCTACTATGCAGGATCTTCTTCAGTAGCTTCTTCCTCAGCTGGAGCTTCCTCAGTAGCTTCCTCTTCTTCAACTACTTCTTCAGCAGCAGCTTCTTCTTCAACTGGAGCCCAAGGCATAGTAGCCTCTTCATTTTTAGGTGTAATCTTATCAGCTATTTGCTTTTCGATTACCTCGTTCATATGATCAGTTGGGTGATTAGCTTTTGCCCACTCAATCACATCAGCTTCAGTTAAGCTTGCTAATGCTGTAAAATTATTCGCATCTGGAGCAGGTATAGGGCATGCGCCGTTAAATACTCCTTCATTATCGTTCTCATCAACACCTTTGTATTCAAAGTTAACGTGAGTGATCACATCAGACAAATCGTCTAACGATGGTGCTTTTTTCATAGCCGTGATCTTCCATGTATATGTAATTGCCATAATTATTTATTTTAAGTTAAAATTATATCTTTATTATTACAGTGTTTACTGTTATTTTAAGTTTGTGTAAATAGGATCTGTATCTACTTTATCCCACTCATTATTTATTAATGTGGTATATACTATAAAAGTTTGTAACTCACCAAAAGTATCTTTATATGCTTGTGATGTTTGTATTTCTTTGTAATTAGCTTTGTTGAATATTGCTCTATTAGTATCCCAATTAAGCATAACTAGTTTACAATTTTCATTACACAAGTCTTTAACATCATTTCTGAAAGAAAATAGATTCTCTTTTGATTCTTTGTCAGCCGAGTGATAAATACCATCAAAATTATCTGTCAATTGACCTATTACCTCTTTATAATCACCAAATATTACCTCTACATTATCTTTATCTTCTGCCCATGCAACTGCGTTATTATATACTTCTTCATGATTTTCTATAATAATATGCTTAGCTGGGTTATTTGCTTGTATTTGAGTAGCAGATAATCCCATGCCATACCCTATTTCTAATATAGTAGCACCTTCAAATGTAATAAAATCTGCTACTGCGTTTTCATAGTCTGCATGATCCACATGCATAACTAACATCCCTTTATTGCCGCACGTGCCGCAATCTAAATCATAAATACTATTTTCGTTAAATATATAATTCATTGTCCACAAGTTTCAAGTATTGTCCAAGAGCCACTACCAGCATTAGACCACTTACCAGCGTTGTCACCGGTATTTGTACCAGCTGCATACCAATACGCTGGTGCTAAAGTGGTTCCAGCTGAGTCTTGGTATATAGTTCTTTGGTTAGCAAAAATATCTGATGCACTAGTTGCTGTATCCGAGTATACCGTCATTGTATTTGATGAGCTACACACACAGCTTGAGTCAGTACATTTACCTGCGTAATAATATAGTGTAAACCCTGTGTATGCTGTGCCCTGGTCATATCCATAAAACTCACTCATTTTGTGAGGAGCGACACCATCTGGTTTACTACTACTAGATTGGTTAATAGCAACGCCTGGTGGGTTTGCGCCTGTAGAGATGTTTTTTAACGACACATTTGTGTTAGATCCACTACCTGGGTATGTACTATCATCAACCTCATTGTACAACCCATTTAAACTTAATGCTCCACTACTTGGTACAGTCATTACATTTATTTTTTAATTCTTCTACTTCTTCTTTAAGCTCTTTTATAGCTTCAATTAATACAGCGCTTAGTTTTTGATAATCAACAGCTTTATAACCACTATCTCTCGTATTTACTATTTCTGGAAATACTTCTTCTACCTCTTGTGCTACTACACCAATATCCTTTTTACCTGTTTCTTTGTGTGATATTTCGTTCCACTCAAATGTGTTACCAGATAATGAGCATACTTTATTTAAAGCGTTATCGATAGGTTTTATATTATCTTTTAACCTTTTATCTGATGAATAGTAAGCTACTACATCACCTGCTACTCTTAAAGAATCTCCCGTTGCCGTTGGATCTAAATAATATGTTGTATCATTTTTATCATAAAAGATATTTGATCTAATATCATTTTGATTTATTAAACTTCCACCTAGTAATTGTATTTGTTTATTAAAATAGAAGCTTGGTCTATCTGAATAAATATGAGCATATCCATTGTTTGCTGGACCAAAATGTATATAACCATTATCAGTTTGCATTTTTAATCCCCATTCATTGGCAAAAATTCTACCATTATTAGTTGAATTTGCCCATTCAATTGTATGTACTTGACTTGTACTTGATGGATCTATATAATAACTTGTATTATTTGAATCATAGAATATTGGTGTTCTTACCGACTCGGTAAATGTAAAGTGTTGAGTTCCCCAACCAATATCTCTACCCATTTCAAAATCAGTTCCATTATAATATACAAATGAATTTACGGAATCACCTGAATCATGAAAACCAATTTCATAATATTCAGAAAAATTTAATAGCATACCAAGTCTAACGTCACTATTCCAAGTTGTTCCATCCCATCTGTAATCTGTATCTATTCTACCTAAATTTATAGCACCAGGTTGCAAATTTCCTTGAGCATAATTAGAGTTCGATATCTCACCATATACTTTTACTGATAAGTTAGTGTTAGCTGGATCTATATAATATCCTGTGTCATTTGAATCATAGAATATTGGAGCTCTGAAGGAACCATCAGCTTGTACGCTAACAGTTCCAGACGTTCTATCAAAATAGACAAAATCACTTTCAGCTGTAACATTAACATAAGCACCTCCGTCATACCATGCGTGCTTAAAGTTTCTGGTGACTGCACTATCACTTCTCCCATACCAATGTAGTCTTGCCTGGTCTGAACCATCAAGCCTAGCATCAGCTCTTTGATGAGCATTTCCTCCAGATCTATACCAATGTAGAATACCTCCACTCCATATATCAAGGTAATTAAGCCTAGTTGTACTCGCTGGATTTACATAATATCCTGTATTATCTGAATCATAGAATATTGGGGCTCTTGATGAACCATGTGATAAAGTATGATCGTCATTTACTGTAAATTCAACATTATTGTTTGATCTAAGTTCTAACCCGCTACCACCTACTGGCGATCTTACTGCCCATTGAGAATCGCTATCCAATAATCCAAAACCAGAACTATTAGCATACACAAAACCTGTTAGAGTGCCACTTCCATTTATAAATTTTATACCACCAACAGAAGCATGGCCAAACTTAAAGTTTAGGTAATTATTATTACCGTCATCATAAAATCTTACATTATCGTTAAAGGTAACATCCCCTGCAAAAGTTGCATCGCCATTTTGTTTTATTGTCAATTTTTTGTCCCAAGCACTACCTGTCCAAGTTTCAAAAGAGTGAGCAACTACAGTTTGAGTGCCTGTCCAACTACCACTTCTATACACTAAACCATCTGTAGTATTATAAAAGTTTGTGATGTAATTATAATAATTCCCATTATCATAAGCCCAAGCTAAATCTTCTTCATTTCCTAATTGTATTGCTCCCTCTACGTGAAGTTTGGTTTCAGGAGATGTCGTTCCGATTCCTACTAGTCCTGTGCTAGCTGCTGCTATATAAGAATCGCCATAAGAAGATAATTTAACTCTTGATACTGGCGTTGCTTGACCTGTAAATAATTCTAAAAATCCATCTGCACTTGTTTGATATAGTTTTGCTAAGTCGTCTCCGTCAGCTTGTGTTACTGATATTTTACTGCCAGATGTAGTTACATTACCTGCAAAAGTTGTATCAGAAGAAAAATATGTTGCAGTATCACCTATGTACGCGTAAGTAGTATCTAATGGTGCTGTAGCGCTGTCTACCGCGATTGATGCATTAGCATGCTTCCCAAAATAAACTTTACCGCCATCAGCAATTAATATAGCTCCGTTACCACCACTTTGATTTCCAGATGATTTTACTAATAAATAATCTCCTGTATTACTCCTCCAACCATTATACAATACATAATGTTGTTGGTTATTAGCACTCCAACTATCTTCATTTAAACTTAAAAGCTGACCACTATCTGTTTCGAAGTATTGCTCTGTAAAGACCTCACCTGCAAAAGTTGCATCATTACCACTTATAGCTATAGGTGCATCTGTTAGTGTATCACTATCTGACCACATAACAATATCATTAGCCGTACCAGAACCATCTATAGTTCCTCCTCCTCCAGCTGCGTCTTCCCAAGCAACACCAGAACCTGTTGATGTTAATACTTGACCATCTGTACCTTGAGCACCATTTATTTTAAAGTTTGTAGCATCTACTGTACCTGCAAAAGTTGCGTCTTGGGATGCGTCTAGTGTTAAAGCAGTGTTTGATCCACTTGTGTTTAATTTTATAGACTCTCCAGATTCAGCTTGTACTATTAAATTATTAGTTGTAGTCTCTGTATAAAGCAATGCTTTTCTTGAATCATTTACTGTAAAGGCTAACACACCACCACTTGTTGCGTGATTTAATGTCAATGTTGTTCTATTGGCATTATTATTAGGACTTGTCGTTCCAATTCCTACGTTTCCTCCGTTTGGATTAATTAAAAAATCATATTCAGTACTTAAATCAGTTCTATCTGTAGCCTGTAACCAAGATTTCCCACCTGTGCTTATACCAAAATCTAGAACAGCTGTTGCACTTGTTGAGCTACCAACTCTAAATCTTGTACCTGTGCTGACAGTTGTTCCTGAAGTAGCAGGATTTGATGTTGCCCCAGAGCCTCTTGCATCTAAAGTAGTTGCGGGACTCGACTCTCCAATTCCCACGTTTCCTGCACTAGATATAACCATTGCATTAGTAGCACTTGAGGTTTCAAAAGTATAACCCCCTTGTTCTGAATCAAAGTTTGCGTTAGCACCATTAAAATCTATTGTTAATGCACCATTAGTACCTGTATCTCTTGTTAATTTAAATACATCACTTGCTCCACTTACATTAACTTCCAAAGGAACTGAAGGCGAATCACTTCCAATACCGACGTTTCCTGTATTGGCAGCGTTACCTATTGTTAATTTGGTAGTTGGTGTACCTCCACCTGCACCTGCTTTAAAATGTACATAACCATTAGCACCATCGTTTTGTATAACAAATCCCGCTACTTGAGATGAACCATTTGAACTATTTATTGTAAAATTCTTTATGTCATCTGCACCTGAAGTTTGTATTGTTACATCTCCACTAGAATCAATACGCAAACGTTCTGTTCCTACAGTTTGAAAAGCTATATCTGCTGTTTCTTTATTTGCTATAACTAAATCTTCAGATGTATGACCAACATAAATAACAGAACCATCATTTGCAGTTGTACCAGTAGTTGCATTTATAAATTGTATAGCTGGATAAGAACTACTATAAATAGTTAATTCCTCATTAGCATCTGCACCAATTCCTACCTTTCCTGCAAAAGTTGCAGTATTATTCCCTAGTGTTAGGTTTGCACCGCTATGAGACCTTAGATATATGTCATTAGCGGCTTCTAGGTACATTTCCACAGGCGCTAATATCTTTGCTCCATCTGTACCAGTAAATACTATTTCATCGTAACTTCCTGTAGGTATTGTTAATTTACCTCCAAGAGTTAAATTATTTGTTAAATCCCATGTATCATCTGCATCATCAAATATAAAACTTGCTTGCGTAACACCATCACCTCTATAAATAGAAATACCAGATGTAGTTGCTGTTGCTGTATCTGGTGACCCTTGCGTTGTGTTAAGTTGTATTATGTTGTCTTCAACTTCTACTGTTTGTGTATTAAGTATAGTTTCTGTTCCATTAACAATTAAATCTCCCGTCACAGTTACATCACCTGCAAAAGTTGCGTTGCCACCGTCAACAACAAGAGTTGTATAATTTTCAGAGTTACCAAAAGCAGCTGCGCCGCTTCCTAAATTTCCAAAATAAGCGTAACTAGTCCCACCTTGAACAAATGCAGCTTCTTTTCCACTTGCAGCGTCAGAAGTTCTAAAATATCCACCTACTACGTCTAGTTTT